CTCTCTGTCTGCGCGATGGCAAGGGGGGTGTAGAAGTTTGTAGAAGTTTCTAAAGGGTTGTTTTTAAAGGGTTTAGGTTGTAGAAGTTTGTAGAAGTTTGTGTGTAAGTTTGCCCTAAACCCAATAAAAACAACCACTTAGGGCGTAGAAGTATGTTTGCTACTCTCCTACCTCGCTGTTTTGTAGTATGTTTTCTAACAAACTATCTATTATAGTATCTTCTATGGCTGGGCCGACAAAGACGCAATTACGCATATCCCTAAGTAATTCTAAATCTTCGGCGCTTATTTCTATTGTTATTTTCATTTTATTTCTCCCTCTCTCTCTTTATTTCTACTTTCGTAATATCCCGATCCAGCTTTCCGGGTTTAGGGCTCCCCTTGCGGGCTTTGCGGCGCTTGCAGTTTCTACCCAGTCTACAACTACTTTTATATTTATTTCTTCCTGTAAAGCATAATCCCCTAAACGCTGTAAAGCACTGGAGTTTAAACCGATTTGATCCTTTTGTGCTAAGTATCGCGCGTTGTTTCTGTTTTTATCTCTGCTGTTCATTTTGTTTTGTCCATATGAAAAAAGGTAGGATATAGGAATTTTGCGCCTATACCCTACCTCGAAGGTTATTTTACTTTTGTGATTATGCCGTTTTTCATAGTCACGGTGGCATACCATTTGCGGTCATAGGGCGAAGGTCCGACTCCAGTTATATCGCCGTCTTTTGTGTATTCTGGGCCAGATACGCTTGTTTCGGTGTATCTAAGCCTTTCGCCAATACTTTCTTTTAGTGCTTTCTTCGTTTTGTATCTTAGGCCTATCATTTTGTTTCCTTATGTAAAAAAGGTGGGGAGATTTCTCCCCCCACCCTTTAGGCTTCTTAGATGTTCAGAGCCGCGGCTTTCTTCGCTTCACGCTCTATGTGTGCGTCGCGCAATTCGTTGAATAGATCTGCATTTTGAGCTTTGAGCTCGGATAGGGCTTCACCATCCCCCGCACCAAGAGCCTTGCGGAAATCGCTCTTGAATTGTTTGATGGCCGGATCTGCGGTCTCTCTCGAGGGGTCCTTTACTACCGAAATTGCGTGATTCAATCCGTTTTGGATCAAATCTTCGAGACTCCCATTTGCTTCCCCGCCGACTAGATTATACCATTCATAGAGAAAAGTATTCCAATCGGGTGTTTCGGAGATTCGCACTTTCGGCCAACCGTAGGACGGCTTTGTCGCATCCTGTCGGTTTACGTTATGTTCCCGAATCTCGAATCCTTCCCCACTGCCCACCAATTCCAATTCTTCATATGCTGGCATCTTTCGATACCTTTCTACAGGGATGGAATTTGAGCCCTTGAACATAGTCCCTGCAATGCTATGTTTGGGCTTTTTTCTCATTTTGTGTGGTTCCTTTTTTGATGTTCAAATTTCTTACCCCTAATATAATGAATATACACTTTAACGCAAGTCTTTTTTCGCTTTTTTTGAATATAATTTCGTGCCAATGTGACATAATTTGGGATGTTTTTTTGAGTTTTTTATGTAGTGCTATTTGGTATCACATAGTGCTCACATGTGCCCCTTGACAACCATTTGGTATTAAGCTATATTAAGGGATACAGGAAAAGTATTATTTTTTACCGCGCAATACCTCATAATGTTACTTAATACCACGGTTTTAGGCACAATATGTAGTGGTATAGCAAGAATCGTGCCAATACTACATATGGTATGCAAGCAAATACCGTGCCAATGCCATAAAGTACAAAGTAGTACCAAGTAGTACCAAGTAGTACCAAGTAATACCACAAAGTACAAAGTGGTACCAAGTAAGATATACGCTAAACCATATGGTACCGAGTATACATGGTACAAAGGCAAACTACTTAGTACCGAGTATACTTCAAACTACATAGTACCAAGTAAACTCGGTATCGTGTCAAACTATGTAGTACCAAGTAAAGCGTAAAGTAATAAAGTAAAGTAATAAAGTAAAGTATATGTAGGGGTGGTATTGATTCAGGATGTGAATTAAAAAAGGGCGCCAGATGTCGGGGATGACACCCAGCGCCCAGGCCCCAGGGAGGGCTATTTAAGGTGGTACCTTCTATGAAGCGCGATGACTGGGAATCCGCTGACTCCTGCGATTGACATATAGAAGGCTATGTTTTCGATACATTCGGTTCTGGCGGCCCGAGCTAAGATCTTGAACCTCTTTGCTCCCAGCCACCTCAAGGCTTCGATCAATGCCTCACGGTCGTTGTTGAATTGGATTTCGTAGTGCATAATATTGGGAGGGCCTGTGCTAGCGCCCTCCCTCTCCTTTCTAATTTTTGTTTTCGAAGGAATCTTCAAGAGCCACTGCTATGCCTTCTTGAAGAACATCGAGCACCTCGGCGATGTGGCAATGTTCGGACAGGCCGCTCGGGCTTTTCGCCATGAGACGGAACGCGCGAATAACTGCGGAACCTGTACCGAACAATTTGTTCGGCCCTACAGCTTCATTGAAGCGGCGCTGCTTCTCCGCAGATGCGTACGGTGCGTGATGTTGTGGATGTTCGGCCATGTTGGCCTCCCTGGTTATGTTGGTTGGGCTTCATTGCCGCCAACATTACTAATATACCGAATCGGCTCTGATATGTCAAGCCTTTTCTTATGTTTTTTTCATTTTTTTTCTTGGCACGATTTTTGAATGTAGCAAGATCCATGCCAGACTGGCTGTAGTACTAAGTAATACTAAATAGTACTAAGTACCCGGGGGCACTACCACTTAGTACCAAGTAGTACCGCGTATCATCTGAGCGGTACAATACAAAAATTTTGAGATTCGAGGGTATGTATGACCCAGCCTATACATGACTTTACAAGCAGAGGTGAGGGCGGCGGGCGGGTAGTGGGTGGTGGGGTGCTAGGCCCAATAGACCCATATAATAATGAATGGGTCAGGATGCGTCAGCAGCAAAACACTGAAGCATTATACGAAGCTCTAGGCATGGTGTTTCCAATACATCCCGCACTAGGTCACCAGTTGCAAGAACTTGGCAACATGATCGTAGATGTAGCATCTGGAGGTGGTACCACTGTAGCGCAAGATCGAGCAATCACTAAGGGCAAGCATGATCCGTCAAGCATGGATCGTGTAGGCGGTCTCCTAGGAACTTGGACTGGCAATACATTCGAGGATATCGGCCAAGCTCTAGGCATGACCCCGGAGGATTTAGCCAGAGTAGCTCGTGCATTTAAACAACTTCAAAGTGATCCCGAAGCTCAAGGCGAACTCCTTAGAGGCTTGGGACAATCTATGAAGGCGCGTTATGGAGGCGAAGATGGACCTCTAGCAGCAGCTGAGGATTTTGGATCTCCAGGCTTAGGTATAGCAGCAAGTGGCAAGGCCGCGGGGCTTACGCGCAAGCTCATAAGTAAGGATCCTGTGGAACCTGTGACGCCTGTACACAAAGGCATGGTTAATACTCCACACCATCCTCCGGCAGCAGGGTTAATGGGTATGATCCGTAAAGATGCACCTCAAGGCCCATTAGCAACTCCTAGTGATGCCAAGGTGATCTTGGATCAGGCAGCGGAATTAGGCACAGGCCCAAGTACGCGCCAAGGTATGCCTTTGGCTGATTGGGACCCTCCAGCAGATAGCGCAGAATACCAAGAATTCTTAGATCGAGATGAAATTGAAAATCCTCCCGTAAGCCGTGAAGGTGTGCATTACGTAGAAGGCGAAAACATAGACCCCGCGATGGTACCAAAAGAAGAATCTACTCCTTCAAAACCTTCAGACCCTAAGTTTGTACCTTTGGGCGATAATGAAATTGCTGCTTTATCTGATGACGCATTAGACATAGAAATAAATAGAACAAATACTACAATTAATAGTATGACTGGCTCAGATTATGTGGATGAAGAATATGAGGACACATTACGTGATTTTAAAGATGAACTAGATAAACTCGTAGCTGAGCGTCATAGACGTAGACGTGAATCTGGTGGAGGCTCCGCAGGCGCTAAGAAGGCTAAAACACCCTTAGAGCAAATGGAAGATGTTGATCCGTCACTTCCAAAAGAATACAAAGATGTAACTCCTGAAGGTGGGTGGATAGGAAAGCAAGCCTACAATATAGAGAATTTCTCTGCGGATGCAGACATAGGTGACATTCCAGCGTTGCTAGGTCAAGGTCAATTCAGCACTAAGCGTAATCTATGGATATTTCCTGCAGAGCCTGATGTAAATGTTTTCGACATCAACGGCTTTATGAATCGTATGGGTAATGCAGGCCATAAAGTTAATACAGATGAGTTAAGTGTTTTGGCCGATGTCTTAACTGAAGCTGCTAGACTTCCAAGTAAACGTAACCTTAGTTCTATGGCAGAAGATTTATATAAAATGTTGTCTGGGCCTACAAAAGAACAACTTAAAGGTCAGCAACGTTACTTATTTGACCCAGGTACCCTAGGATTTAACTTATGACAGGGTTAGTAAATGATCGGGCATTAGACTCTGCCCGCATAGTAAGCATGTTGATATACGAGGGTAAGACCGCAGGTGAGATTGCTAAGAGTCTTAACACAACTCGGCCTAAGGTCATCGAACATCTAGAGTCTCCTCGTGTCCAGGAAATGATCGACAGCGCACAGGAAAAACGTCACGCTTTAGTAGCTCACATACCCATAGCAAACTTCGCTACTCGACTTAGCAGACTCGAACAGATTTATAAAGCTAATGAACAACTAGGAGATTTCGGAACGTGCCTGAAGACCTTACACGCAGCACGTGAAGAAACCAAGCTAGTTCGAGTAGAAACCAGAGATGAGTCTAAGCCTCAGTTCGTAGTAAACATCACGAGCTTCAAAGGCTCAGAAGATTCTGCTAATGCTATAGAGGTAGAAGAAGTTGTCGAGCGAGTTGCAGGACATATTCCAAGCTCTACAGGGCCTGGACACACAGAAGCCCAAGCCGCGGAAACATCGTAAGCAAGTACCGATTCCGCCTGTAGGTGATATGTCAGACGGGGTCTCGGTAGACTTACACCCTGGGACTCTGAATAAAACTATAGACGCAAAGCGTGAATGGAACTTTAACGCATACAAAAGACTAGCATTTGTAGTATTTATGCAGGGGCTTAACAACATAATAGAGTTACTGTACAAGTGGAAAGATCATGATTGGCTCCATGAGACATATAAACAAATAAAATCAAAAGAGATTTCGTTCCAAGACGCATCTAGAACACACAATATAGAACTCCTAGACCTTAGAAATCTATATTACGATTACGAAAAAGACTGGAAGAATGATCCTATAGAATGGATGATGTCTTTAGAAGCTCTGCCGTATCTTGATATGCTAGACATAGACCCAGAATTGGCTATTGAGCTAGCAAAGACTGTAGCAAGCGGTGAGCGTAGCATAGGAATATCGGAGCCAGACATAGAACTATTAGTGTTACCACAATACGATAACACTGCCCGTAAGCAGCAAGCTATGGGTAGATTCTTGCAAACATCGTTTGCGTCTGTGACTAAGAAAAATGCCGACACGCGGTAGGGTCCATACAGAGAGCATTGAAGACTTAGAGTTCAATGTTGCTCTACAACCTAAGCAGTTTCAGCTACTAGAAGCTGTGCGTAATGGCGTGCGATATCCTTTTTATGGTGGCGCTAGGGGTGGAGGGAAAAGCTACGCATCTCGAATCATAATGCTCATCATGCTCATGGAGAATCCTGGGTCAACAGGGCTATTGATTCGTAGAACATTCAAGCAGCTCGATGGTAATCATATTCGCCCTTTGTTTAGGCAGTTCCCTAAGATCAGAAACTGGTACAACAAGAGCGAAGGCGTAATGTACTTGCCTAATGGTAGTGAGTTGATGTTCGGTCATGCAGAGCATGAAGACGATGTGTTTAACTACCAGGGTCAGGAGTTTGACTTTGTAGCAGTTGAAGAGGTCACACAGTTCACGGAGTTCCAGTGGCAGTACATATCGAGTTCGTGCCGAACCTCGAATAAAGCCATTAGTCCTGTGATGTGGGCTACGGGAAACCCTGGTGGTGTAGGTCATGCATGGACCAAGAGATTGTGGATCGATCGGATGCATGAAGACGCAGAAGATCCCGAGGACTATAAGTTTATTTCTGCTAAGGTGTTCGATAATCCAGCTCTGATGGAAGCTGACCCTAGATATGTGCAGTCGCTAAAGAATATCAAAGACGAAGCATTACGTAGGGCATATTTAAATGGTGACTGGGACATATACCAAGGTCAGTTCTTCACACAGTGGGATAGGAATAAGATTCTAACAAAGAGCTTCGAGATTCCGGCTTCGTGGCCTTTGTATGGCGCACTAGATTACGGGGAATCAGCACCTACGAGCTTTGGCCTTTACACAGTGGATTTTGATTACAATATCTATCGTTTGATGGGATATTATCAAGGTGATCGTACAGCTTCACAACACGCAGAAGAGATAGTACAGAGGATCTCAGGGTTTCCGTATACAAATGGTCGGATGCCTATTATGATTTACTCTGATCCTAGTATGTGGGTAAAGCGTAGACTCACGGAGCAAATGACTAAGAGTGCGGCAGACGTATTCACAGATTTCGACTTGCCGATAACTCGCGCTAATAACGACCGTATAAATGGTTGGCGTATATGTCGAGACGCATTGCTCCACGAGAAGTTCTATGCATTCGATGGATGGAATGATGATTTCATGCGTACTGTACCTGCATTGCCTCGTGCGGATAAGAACCCCGAGGATGTAGATACTCACGCAGAAGATCACGCGGCTGATGAATGGCGGTATGGTATGGTACATATGTATCGTCATGCAGAACACAAGGATGACCCGATTATGGGTAGCGGGCAGGATATTTTGGATGCACTTCCTGGTAAGCCTGCGCATAGTGGACGTTATCACGTATTGAACTGAAATGGCCGATATTAAATTAAATAATAAAGATCGTGAGTACTGGCGTAAGACGATTGATAGGGTCCAAAGAGTTATGGAACCTAAGCATCGTGCATGGGAAAAGTTGCTAGCAGCTTATGAGCTAAAGCTAGATATCCCAGGTCTCGACAAAGACGAGATCATTCATGTGTCTAGAATGTATCCGTTGGTTCGTCAGATCATATCGTCAGTGGCATTCCACTACCCCGAGGTATTTGTGAATGCTAAGCCTAATATCGAACGTGTGGCTGGAGAGCTCGAGGGTATTTCGCTTGTGATGGAAAGGGCAGCTAATAACGCATTAGATATAATGGATGCAAAAGCTGAGATCCATCAGGCAATGTTTGATGCGTTGTTTTGCGGAGTAGGTTGGATCAAGATGGGATATAACCCCTCTGGCGATGATTCGATGCCTCCGTATGTAACTAACGATGCATTCAAAGATGATTTTCCTTGTGTCATGCGTGTTAGGCCTTTTAATGTTTTTGTAGATCCTAAGTGTCCTCCCCAGAACTTGGGTTACGCAGAATACATAATCGAACGTATTGAAGTACCATTCGAGATCTTGAAGAGTGACTCAAGGTACAAGATCCCTCGAGATTTCACAGGATCGTCAGAGTACACATCGGCCACAGATACAGCATTGCTAAACTATGGCGATGAATACGATGCAGATAACGCAGACGAGCATATACAGGGCGCTAAAGCCGAGCGTGACATGGTGGTGTTGTATGAAGTCCACGATAGATTAAATCGTAGACTTATTACATTCCTAGATGGTCACGAGAACGAGATCCACGCAGAGACTCACCCATTCATTAAGACTCGGGCGATCTATAACGGCCCGGATCTCGTAGGGCTCGAAGAAGCTCCTGGGTTCATAATGTCTAAGGGGTTTCAGTATATTCCAGTGAAGTTCGATACTGTAGAAAGCTCGTTCTTTCCTGAACCTCCTATGAAGTATGTCGAGGATCTTCAGAATATTATTGTGGAGTCGTTGAGTCGGCGTGTGGATATCCTGCGAAGATTTCCGCGTGTTGTATGGGCAAATGAAGCGGAGATTCAGCGAAATCCGAATCTTGTAGATAACGTCAGAGATGCAAAAGACGGTGATGTAATTGGACTTCATGACATTCAAAGTATCCGTGAGGCTTCTTGGGGAAATATTCCTACGGATCAGCTAGGTATCGAAAACGATGCGCGAGGGTATGAAGAACAGAGTCTCCACGTAAGCGATCTTGCGGGAGGCTCAGAGGGCCGGAAGACTGCTACTGAAAGTGCACTCATAGCATCTCAAGGCTCTCTTAACCGCCAATGGATGCAAGCAAGAGTAGCAGGTGTTTATACTACCATTGTAGGGAATCTATTTAGGATGTTCCAGGATATACGTTATATCCCCCAGACGTTTATGCTGAATGTCGCTAAAGACCCCGCGGGTGTAGAATACCGGGTACTCACCAGCGAAGATTTTAACTTTGATTTTATGTTAGATCTAGATGCTGGTTCTATGCATCCATTGGTGGAGGAATTAGAACAAGAGAACTCGGTGTTGTTGTATGATCGCCTTGTTGGCAATCCTATGATAGACCAGACTGAAGTAACTAGGGATTTGATTAAGTCCTTTAGGAAGCGTTCGGTGGAGAGATTATTCAAGGGCGCTGATGGGGATCTGAATGCTCTGATTCAGCTGGAACTTAGCATGATGCTTCAAGGTCAAATGGCTCCTGTCGAAGAAGGCATGGATCATATGGCTCACATGGAACAGCAGAATCCTGATGTTGTTATGGGCTTGCCTCAGCTTCAGCAGATGTTACCACAGCAGCAACAGCAGATACTACAGATAGTTCAGCAGCATATGGCAATGCATGAGCAAATGATGCAATCTGCTATGGCTACAGGAGGAGCGGGGGGTGGAAGCCAGCCTTCAGTAGATGGTAGGTTGTTGAATAACGAGGATGGTATCATAAGTCAAGTTAGGTCTAATGCTCAGAAAACTCAGGAGGCAGCTACTGCCGATGTAGCAACATTGACAGGTCAAGGAGGTATGACAGGCTAATGGCTGTTAATCATGATTATTACTGTGAGTGTGGTCGCGAACTGACAGATCAAGTCGCAGCTAAGACTCCAGTGTGTGAATGCGGTCAAGAAATGAAAATTCATTTTGGGCGTATCACAGGAATGGCGAACTTTAATCCGCATCATCCAGGAATGTACGGCAAATATCATCCTGGGTTTGGTGAGGTTGTAGAGAGTTATTCACACAAGCAAAAGTTGCTCAAGAAATATAATTGCATAGAAGCTGCGGATGCCGTAGGTGGATCGAAGACTCCTGAGTACCCTGAAGAGTACCAAGGTCCAGATCACGGTCCCGAGGGGTACAAGCCCCGAAAGAAAAATACCGAGAATCTCACAGAGTTTATCTCTGGAGTCGAAGATCTTAAAACACTGGAGAAGAAACATGGATTCAGCTAAGTTTGAGGTCAGAGTTGTTGAGAAGCAGCAACGTCCGTATAAAGTGTATGATGATGCAGGGAATCTTGTAGCGTCTACACGTACACCGGAGCAAGCTGCTAAAATCATTGCTATTCGAGAACGGATAGCTTCATAGAGAGGTGATGTATGTCGGAAGTAACTAATGCTCCAGAACAGGAGGAACTAGGCGTCGTAGGGGGCGATCTCACTGAGGACACTTCGGGTCTTCTAGAGGATTCTCCCGATGCAATGCCAGCTCAGTCTGAAGCATCGCAAGAGTTTGACCCTCATTCCGTAAATTGGTCTACTGTTCGCGAGGAAGAAGTTCCCGATGAA